CTTGATCTGCGGCACATGGCAAAGGGCATTATGCCTGAGCGGAGGCAATGGAGGAGGATCAGTCTTAGAGCACCTGGACGGATCAGGAAGTTCCGGGTAGTGACGGGCATCCAGCGCCACCCGATAGACTCGTTGGCGTGTCCCGGCCCTCGCGGCTCCCACCGCGGCGGATACGACGTACGACATGAAAGATTGCACAGGAATCGGGTAATCATGTGTGGATCCCGACAGACCGGGAACATCATCCGTGTCCACGGCTATCCACCCCCTAGGACCTGGGTTCCCAACGGGGGAGATGGCCCGTGACCCTTGCATGGACTCATAGCGATGGCCGGGTGTGCCAGAAGATGTATGCGGGAAAAGCTCGAGAACCTCCTCCAATGATAGATCGGTGCGGGAACCAATGATCGCTTTGTACACCTTCTGCACAGAGGGAGTTATCGATCCAGCTGTCATGCTCAGCACCATCTTCGCAAGATCGATTGTCCCTGGGGTGGTTTCGATCTGGTACTTCTCGACAGTTCGTCTTTCGAGGGTCTTCGACCCGAGATATGGAGGGCACGGCCCGGTCTGAGTCAAGTCGTATTCCGATCTCAATGATGCCAACACCCCAGGGCCCACGTCGGGAAGGACAGAGTAATCGAGGGGTTGCGCGACTGACGCCCCCACTATGCCCCCGGGTCCCAGACCCCAGCGAAGGCGGAGACGCTCGGCTACATCGTAACTGAGGCCACTCCAAGCGCACGGGGGGAAGGTGTCTGCGGTAAGACAGTGCAGGTTGGCGCTCCGGACACGTCTCACCGAGGCTATTACAGCTCCGCTGATGGTCTCCACGGGTGCTAATTTCAGCAGGGTCCCTGCAGCGGAGAACTTTTTTGCGACCTTCTCGGCACGCCCTAGCACGCTTGCAGAGATCATGTCTTCGACCATCGAGGGAATGAATGGGGTAATATCACCGACGGCGGCAAGCAGCTCATCGCGCGCCCCTGCTGATATGTTGGCTAGTTCTCCCACGTCCCGATTGCGTACCCCACACAAGTATTGGAGGGTGAAATCCTGCATTACCGAGGCACCAGAACGTGCGGTCAGGAGTGGCAGTCCGTAAGGATTCAGTACGAGCTGCTGACGACTCGGTCGCCGAACATAGGGCTCGGAAGAATCTAGGTACGCCATGTAGGCCGCGACCCCTGATAGGCTGGAGTATTGGCGAATGCTCACTATCGCGTGTGATAGGGGGTCCGGATCGCCGCGGTACAGGTAAGCACCTAGGGGTACGATCGGGAGACCACCGAGGACCGCCGGAATGATCCAGGATGTATGGCGAGAGGCGATCTGCCCGGATTCCACATTCTCAGCGTGCGTGTAGGGCCCATACCCCTTCCACATGCATCTTGCGTAGAGGTAGAAGAGGATGCACCCCATGTAATTGACCAGGAGGGGCTGTGGAGCATTAAGGGAGGCCGTGTATGTGCTAGATGCTATGCCACCTAGATCATCCTCGAGTGATTCTAGGGAGTCCGACGATCCATGAGTGACACGAGATGCGGCCTTCACGCTTTGTGGGACTTGACGCCCGTTGACAAAGAAGTTCTTGC